ATAATCAGGTATGTAAGGACTATCTTGTATTAATATAGATTCTGCAAGTGCTGCTTGTATTTTATGTGGTTCTAACAGTTTGTTATTTGGTACTGCGATCTGAGGCATAATGCCTTTAGCTGTAAATCCTACAAACACAAATTTATTTTCTACATCCATTTCAGCGAGATTAGTTTGTGGTGTATCAACCCAACTTATCCACTTTCGACCTAGACTGTCAGTTTTGACTGGAGGTAAACCTCTAACTCTTATTTCTTCTATACCATTAGCATTAGTTTTAATTACATAAGTATCAGCACCAGCTAATACTTTCAGAACTTCCGTTCCATAAGATGCTACCCAGCCGTCATCTGTTCTCATTAGCAATGGCAGTCTTCTTACTAAATTATCTGCATCAGTTCTTGCTACTGCTAAACCTTGACTAGCATTTTGTTTTAAAACTTCTATATTTTGTATAACACCTTTTGCTTTCAAACCACCTATATCATCACCTAATATAACTGTGCCTGTAGTAGGCGGATATTCACCATTGCCTTCAAACATAGCTAATACACTAGGAGAAAATGATAAAGCTTCAGAAAACTCAAAGTCTCCACCAAATCTATCTGGTTGTGGAAAAGCTAAAACCCACCCAACTCCTATAGCTCCTTTACGCAAAAGATTAATATGTATTTGGGCTAATGTCTGCCTAGACAGAGGGTAGCCACCTTCATTAGCTATATCTTCTTCTGTAATATTCAATATAGTAAAATACTCAGAAGGTTGTTGTTCTGGAACTAAAGTATCGAAAGTTTTAAACTTAAGAGTTTGATAAATATTTGGTTCTATAATTAATACACTACCTAATACAAATATTAAACCTAATAAAGTATATATATTCTTCATCCTGAACCTTGTTTAATATTTATAGTAGTTGACGAACCTCCATTAACTTTAACAGTATTAGTCACTCCATCTTGCATGAATATTATTGTGTAAGCTCCTGAACCATCTATGTCTAGCTTGGTGCTTTGACTCACAGAACGAATAAAACTTATATTTTGCCCTGATACTATTGTTGTAATTTGTGTATCTTTATCTTGTCCTATCTTAGTTCCTGCTATTCTTATTCCAACTCCGCCTTGTTTTAAAGAGTCATCTTCTTTATCTATAGCTAGTGCATCAATAACATTTAACAAATCTTCTAAAAAATTTGTAGCAAGCATATCAATATCAAGCTCTGTAAACTCTAAATCTTCTTCTGCTTCTAAAAAATCTTCTGCTAAATAATCTATATCTAAATCTTCAAACTCTAAATAATCTGTTGTAGTTTGTGCTTGTGTTTCTTCTTGTTGTTCTATTTCTTCTGGTGGATTTACAATAAGTAAATTATCTATAAATTCTAAAGATATATCTAAGGTTATAGGTTTAGTTGGGTTACTTTCGTAAACAGATACAGTTGTAGCTTGATAAGGTTTATTTAAAGTGACACTACCTATGCCAGTAGATACTATGATTTCTCCGCTAGATAATCCGTTTTCATCTGGTAATAAAATTACAAGACTTCTACCTAACTCGTCTACAGTACAAGTAAAGTCTGTACCTCTTATCGCTATGTCTGCCGTAGGTGTTTGTATAGATATGTTACTTTTATTATTAAACTTACCTGTAATAAAACGTGCTGTACCACTAGCAAACTTTAATGCCATCTTAGACTTAGATGGATCAGGGTCATAGATATACTTATCTATAACTAACTTAGAATGTTCTGTAAGTTTTACTGTTGAACTATCTTCAAATGTTATAGCAACTCTGCCCGCCTCTGTGCGAACATCATCCATTTGTTGTATGTCAAACTCTAGTTCAGCACCATAAGCTTTATCTCTTAGAACTTGTGCATTGCCTCTAAGTTCAGATATAGACCCTATCTCAACAGACGAATGAAGTAGTTGAGTCTGACTGAGTAACACATACTGTGCCATTAGAGCCAACAGATGTAATTTTAAGCCAATCATTATCTTGAGTTGATTCTTGGTCTATATTAAAAGTTCTTGTGCTACCTGTATGATCTAGATAAAAATAACCACCTGCATATCCGTCACCATCATAAGTAACCGTATTATCATTGCCATCAATATCCATATAATTAGTCGCACCATCTACATCAATAGCTGCTGTAATACTATTGCCTCCACCTTGCACAGTCCAATCTAAATCTAAGTTAGCTGCTAGTGCAGTCATAGCATGATTAAGTGTCATAGTATTGGTATTACCTGTAACTTGTACGTTTACATTAGAACCATCAGCACCAGTAGCATTAGTTTCATCTGTAGACATATTAAAAGTATTACTGTCACCTATAAATGAAAAATAACCTGTATAAGTATCTGCCCATATATCTCCAAGAAACTTATTAGTTGAACCTTTTTGTAAAATATCTAGAGTCATTGTCGTGCCATCTAAATCTAAGGGTGTCATATTAGAAGCACCAGCCGTTGCATCAGCACCACCTATAATGTTACCGCTACCACCAACTTGTTCTATATCAAGATTAGATGTAGCACCTGACTGGTCAATATATATTTCATTATCTGCACTAATTAAATGCAAAGATGTAATTAATAAAACAAATCCAACAAAAATTGCTGTAAAAATTTCAAGAATTTGTTTTCCAATATTTTTGTTCATATCCCTCCTTTATAGTTTGTAAAACTGCTGTTTCTATAGCCATTTGCAAAGCTATATTTATTGATTCATTTTCTACTAGACCACTTTCTATTTCAATAAGTTCAGTCATATTTTCGTAAAATCTAAACACATCTGATGATATTGAAGCACTTAAAATAGATTTAGTTACTAAAACCTCTATTAATATTTTTCCTGTAAGAACAGATACAGTTCGTAAGGATATAGTTACAGAATCCTGTCTATATTCTTTTGAAGCTCCTATCCCTAAATATCTAGCTCCTGCACCACCTGATTTAATATTAGATTCATAGCCTATGACTCCGCCTTCCATTATCAAACCTGCAAAAAGCAAAGGCTTAACCTGTTGCTTTTCATCAAAAGTTTCTCTAGCAGAACGAATTATTTGTCTTTCTTTAGTAAGATGATCTAGTCCTGTACGTTCTACTACTGTAAAAACTCCTGAATGTTTTAGTGCTCTAATTAAATAAGCATCAGGAGCTTGTGTTATAGCTGTACTAAAACTAGCATATTGACTATTACTTCGCCTTTGTCCTGTTTGATCTTTAAATGAATTAGGGTAGATTGCGACTATAGGTTTTTTATCTGGTTTTTCTACATCTGATAATTTAGTTAGTAAAGTATTTACTTGTGCAGGTTCTATATTTCTTACAGGAGGTACACCATTATCTAAAGGCGGTATAATTAAAGAACAACTAGAAAGTAAAAGAACCCAAAGGAACAGTAATTTCTGTAGTATTGCCTTCTTCATCTGTAATTATTAATGTTACCTTATCGTCTTCTACTCTATATTCTATTGTATTTCCTTCTAATTCAAGTGTGCCAAAATCAGAAGCCGTTTCACCAAATAAACTATCAACTAATTGTCTACTAAGCTGTGCATAAATTCTTGACTCTAAATTACGAATAAAACGTGCTAATGTAGTATTTTCTGCCTCACGTTCTAAATCTTCTTGGTATGCTTTTATTTCTTCTCTAATAGCTTCTTTTCTATTGAACTCTTGATTTTCTATAGTTAAGTAATGACTTGATGTACCAACACCTGAAAAACTAGGGTTCTTAAATTTGTGGGTCATTTCATCAGCATTTAGTGTTAGAGAGATTAAAACAATATTAGCTAAACCTAATAAAAAAACTAACAAGAGTATCTTTTGCTTCTCTCTATCCATTCGCCATAGTTGTTAAAATTAAAAAATTTATCAGAACAAGAATTACTACACTTATAATTTTTTCTTCTCTATCCATATCGTATTTCAAACAGAATTTCTGCTAGTGCATCTGCATTTAACACTGCATAGACATAAACCATCACAAAAATTAAAAACATACCCCTTAAATAATATTCTTGAACTAAATCAATAGTATCACTTATTACATTAAATACTTTTTGTCTTTTAGATATTTTCTTTTTTCTAGCCATAACTTAATTATCCTTTTTGAGCCATTTATCTATATTTTTTGTTTCTTCTAGATATGTTTTGGTTCTTTTTTCCCAAAATTCTTTTTCATTAAATTTTTTTTTGTTATCTAATTTATCCATTACGTCTATCCTGTTGTTGTTTAATCAACTCTTCTAATTCCTTCTTGCTTTTTATTTTTTGGTTCTGCTGTTTCATTTCTCCCCTCGTTCTCTCTTATTTCCAAAACAGTATTCACCTTTTGTTGCAACCTTATCATATCTTGATCTAACAATCGTAACTGATCAGTCAAACGAATTATAGTAATTTTCATTTCTTGAACAGACGGATCTATTTTATTAGTTATCGTTTGCCAGACAAAGTAAACAAAGTAACCTAACCCAACTACCATGACAACAGGAAACCCAAAGTCTGTTATCAGTTGTGCTATGTCCATTAATCTCTTCTAGCGTCTATCTTTCCGTCTTCTACAAAGTTTTCCGCTCTAGCTATTCTATCTAAGTCTGGTGCTAGATTTAGTGCACTAGAGACACTAACATCTATACGAATCATGTCATTATTCATTATAGAAGCTCTAGTTATTAACATTTTAGATATACCTTGTATGGTGTTAATTTCATCTACAAGACCGTCCATCATTTGTTTCATAACCATGAATATAAAAAAACCCATAATCAGACCACTAGCTATGGGTAAGCCTACTTCTGCTATGAGGTCAAAAACCTCCACTAATTATCTTCGCCTTTAAAATTTTTACTAGAATTAGTAGTTCCGGCATATAAACCAAACCAGGCTGCTCCCGCACCTACCACTATGGATATTAAACCTGATTGTTCAAAGCTAGGTGTTTCTAAAGCCATAAACCATATCGTGCATTTATAGAGCAAGATGATATACACAGTAAGAAATATACGAGGAAATATTCTCCAAGAGTCAACAGCTTTTGCTAAATGAATCCACTTTTGATGAGGATTGACATTAACATCCGATTCTAGATCTCTAATTTTATCTTTCAAATCAGATATTTCTCTGATCATGTCCATGAACTTATTGAGATCCATTTCGACCTCATTACGATCCATGTCTCCGCTAAACCTATTTTGATCGTTCATACAAACTCAGCCAATACAATTGCACCTACTATAAAAGGATAAACTGCCCAAAGCATAGCTTCTAGTCTGTCAAATCGTTTTGACCCATCTTCTAATCTTCTTTCTATGTTTTCATAACGAATCGTACACTCACGCTCGTGTGCCTCAATTTTGGCCATTGATTCGTTTATATCGGACATTATGTATTTTCTTTCTTAACTCTGACTTCTTCGTAGGCCTCGTTAACATCCGGGGTAGATTTATCGTCAGCTACAAATTTACCATCTTCATCTCTAGCTCTTACAGTTTTTCTTTCAGTCCCGGTAATGGCATCAATAATTTTTTTCCAAAAACTCATTTACTTCTCCTTTGCTCTACCTACATTAATAGCACACCAATCAATCAGTTTATAGATCTTACCTATAATCTCATCGTCTTTTGGTGTGGGTGTCAAAGCACAAATTAAAGATGCTCCTGATATAACCCAAGGTGCTATTTGTATTATTGTTAAAATTGTATCTAACATATCACTCTCCTTCTTTTAATGATTCTTTTGGAACATCCCAACAATTTAAGTTAGATGCTACTGTTCTTCTTTCACCTTCACCTTTGAATGGATATACCATGTGTTGTAACCAAGAAGGAAATACTAATAGTTTGCCTACTTCTGGTTTCATAACAAAAGACTGAGGCGGTCTTAGTCGTTCTGTGTTCATCAATTCATTTCTACCATAATTGAAAGCAATGTAGCCATCGCAATCGCCAGACGTATTATATAAGGAGTAGTTTGGCGACCCAGCTACAGGTTGGTCTAA